ACTGCCTTATATGATGCTAATGGTGACAGGAGGACGTTAATTCATCCTCGTTGTAAAGAATTGATAAAAGCACTTAGAACTTTGACTTATGCACCGAATACTGGTTTACCTAATAAGAATCTGGGAGTGGACCATGCTTTTGATGCTTTTGGTTATCTTTGTCTGCAACAATTTAACTTGGCGAAACCAGAGACATTAGGGCAGACTGCGTTTAGAATATACTAAGTTACTCTTTTTGCTTATGGGCTACGGAATGTCAACAACAAAAAAGAAAAAAAAGAAGAAAAAGGGAGGTAAAAAGCGTGGCGAATGTACCTGTCAATAAAGCGTTATACTCTAGGGTAAAAGCAGAAGCTAAACGTAAATTTAAAGTTTATCCCTCTGCTTACGCTAACGCATGGCTTGTACGAGAGTATAAGAAACGTGGAGGTACTTACCGAGTG